TAGAGTAGATATGTCTCCGGGGTCCCACCAGCACGCGGCCTCCTCATAAATTTTAGCAACCGGGCTTATGTAAAGCCCGACCGAGTCGCCCTCTTTCGTAACTGGGATAGTTCCCTCGGCATCCTGAAACATCCCCGCAAAATTCGAGGCTGCGTGCATATCAGCGACCTGCGCCTTCAGTCTATCAACCTCGGCGCGTCCAGCCTCAAAGCCGGCGTACAGCACTTTTTGCGTGCGGGGCGATGCGAACCGGTATTTCGTGCTGGCGGCTATCCAGGCTACAAAATCTTTTACTGTAGTATCGATCATGGTTGTTTCTCTCGGTTGGTAGCGCGTTTAAACTTATGCTTCTTTGTGCATCTGACTTGAGCGGCGCAGATTGGCCGCGTATTCGATTGTTTGATCCCGGGCCTTCTCGGGAATCCATACAGTGACCGCGATAAATCCGGCGGTCTTCTGCTTTTCGACATACCGCTTTTGCGGGGCGTACGCTTCTGTTCCTGACATAATGAAATTCCTGTAGTTTTGATACGTTAATAGTATGGCTATATTCCTTTAACGTCAAGAGCTTCAGCCGCGCCACTAACTCCAGCCTGTATTTTCTCCGCACTCAATGCCGCACGGATGACCTTTTTTATGTTGTACCCCAAACTTTCACCTTTGCTCGCAGTGGTGCCCGGCTCTGCTTTGGTGATTATTACCCGCAAGCGTGCGGTTTTGCCGTCTATTTTTATCGTGGCGGTTTGATCCAAAGGATAAGTGGTCATGGCGAAAATACGCTTCAGCTGGGCTTTGTAGTTCGGCATGTCGTACAGGTCAAGCCGCTGCGCAAATGTTTCTATGGCTGAGGTGAACTGCGAACTTGAAATGTATTCGCACGGCCAAAAGTTTAAAATCTCTTGCGCCACATTGTCTATGTCGCTGCGTGATTCTTCCATCATGGCCCGCTTGGCGGTTGTCGACGGTGGGGGGGATAGCAGCGTTTCCATGTTCATTTCCCGCGCCATCAAATACCTGTAAACGTGCCGTGCCCACTCTGGCCGGTCGTCATTGCCGCAAGTGTTCATCCACTCATTCAGCTTAGTGAAATACGCCGGTGGCGCCGGGACGTGGGGGTTTGAGATGACAAAAAACCGCCGATCGTCTTCGCTCATGGCCATGGCGTTACTGTGATTGGACAGAAACAAGAACGACGAATGCACCATTGTACGGCGCTGCTTGCCGTACTTCGGATTGATCGACATAAGGCGAGGGCGTGGGTCGATCATTTCTTTCAGTTTTTCATACGTGCGATAGCTGTTCAGGCCGCCGGTGTTGAGGGTTTCATCACTTACGATGAATGGGGATTCCAGCCAGTCGTTATACTGCACTTCACCCACAATTTTCTCGAACGGCTCATTGCGGACGTTTACTTCGCCGAGCAAGGTTTCGATCATGGTGGATAGCGTAGACCGGCCTATGCCTTGGCGCTGTGCGACCATGACAATCGCTGCACCTCTGAAACCCATGTCCTGGCACTTGGCGGCCAGCCAGTCGGTGAAATACCCCCGCTCAAAGCCGTCCGGTATCAGGTATTTCAAGAAATCGGTAAACTTTTTGACCTGCTCCGCGTCGTACGGACCTTCGCCCCACGACGGCGGCGCGTACTGGTTCACGTACAGATCACCTTGGCGCTCTATTAACCGTGAAGGGTTCGAGGGGTCAAACGTCGGCCCCATAACAACCACCCGGCTTTCGCTGGTCAGCCACCGGGCGTATTCCGACACCGGTGTTAATTTGCCTTCTGGCCCGGGCACCATGGTTTTTCTGGGGTGAGTGTTGCGCATACCGCTCATGGTCAGCGCCTTCGGAGCGTCGGTATTCTTTATTTTCCATGCGCAGTCGTTGATCGAATCGTACACGTAGGTTGCCACCAGGTTGGCCACCTCATCTTTGGCCGATACGCTTGGGCCGTCCAGCAACGCCACGTAGTTCAGAAACTCGCGGGTCTTCATGTCCGAGCAGCCGTCATGGAAGCAGTGAAAAGCGCGCTGCGCCGGGTCTTCACCCATGCCGAGCTGTTTATATCCTGCCGTTTCTCCACCTGACGTGTGATTTTGCGCAAAGGGGCATTTTATCGTCAGCCAATCGCCGTTCTCGGATATGATCTCTTCGCGTTCTGCCAGCCATTCGGCCACTGGGTCAATAATGCCTGACATACTGGCGCGGGCCGGTACGAACGGCGCCCAGGGCGTTGTGCCGCCCAGCATTCTGGCGCGGCGTTTGGTCGCTTCGAGGGCGCTCGTTTCAATTTCTGCCCATGTTGCACCGGTATCGAGAGCGTCCAGCAACGCCTGCGGCGTCCACCTTGGGCCTTCCATAGTGACAAGCCGAGTCACAAAGTCGCATTTGTCGCGGTCTTTCTTGCCGTTGATGCCCTCTGGCAACCTCACCAGCTTGTTGGGCATCTTACCCCCGGCATCGGCAATGCCTGCCTCGTACATAAGCGTGACCAGTGCCCTGGCGCTTGCCATGTCGCTTATGGGTGTGTCCAGCACGTACCCATATTGAAAATTGCCGGGACTGGTTTCCAAAATGTACGTGGGGTCTTGCATGGCTTCGGCCAAACCGGACGCTGGTGCCTTGGTGCCGATGTCGTCCAGCACGATGACGTGTAAACGCTCAAACAGAGATTGGCGGTTGTACAAACCCCCGGTGTTGGCGTCCCGGTGCGCGGTAGCGGTACCAAAATACAGCGCTTTTGCCACCTTGCTGCCGTTCAGGCTGTCGAGCAAGTCGTGTTCCGCCATCGGGTACACCGGTTTGCCGTGCCGTGACACCGACCACGCCAAAACCTCCTCGTTCTCTGTGAAATCGGAATGAAAAACCGTGTCCAGAAACTCCTCGATCAGCGGTATGTCGTATTCTCTGCTGGCCACGTCAAAATGCCTGGCGGGAGGTGTTGCCTCTACAGCCGCTTTAAACGCCTTATTGCGGCCCCGGTCGCCTTTTTCAGCCTTTGTTGACGCATCGGCAACTTCAGTAGTATCATTCGGCTTGGTCATACAGTTGTTCTCTCGAAGTTGGTGTGTGTGGTAGCGCGCCTTGAACCCCCGGCAGGTAACCTTGTCGGGGTTTTTTATGGCCTATTTGCCGTACCTGTCCATTACCGAGGGCTTAGCTTCAAGCGGCAAGCCTGCGGCCCACGAAGGCCCTGCAGCCCATGGCGGCGGCGTTTCCATAATCGTCTGCAGCTGCAGGCTGCGCGCTTCCACTTCTGAATCAGGTACTTCTTCGATTATCTCATCGTGAACATGAAAAACCACTGGCGCGTTCACTTTTGCCAGCTCCCGCAAGGCGTATTTCAATATCGCGCCTGCGGTGCCTTGAGCAAAGTTTTCCGCAATTAAACCGCCATACAAGGTGTGTCTGGGCCACTCGGTAGCGTCTGCCTTGGGTAATATGCTGGCCTTGGCATAGCTTACTTGCCACTTCCCGCCGTACTTGCCCTTCACATATTCTAGCCTGGCGCTAGGGTACTGCAGAACAGTACCGTCTGGCAAAATGCCGCACAGTGTCCCATTCATCAAGCCTTCAACGAACATGAACTGGCATTTGCCTATGTCAATCATGGCACTTGGGCGGCGCATGGCCAGCAGCGCGGCTTTTTCGCAAGCGCGCCAGTAGTCAACGGCCCACGGATTAGCGTCACGCCATTTAAACACTATCTTTAGAACTTCGGATTCGGTCAGGCTCAAGCCGTAGTTTTTGGCCATGGCCTGAAACGCACCGACCGCGCCTTGATAGCCCAGCGCCAAGGTGGCCACCTTGCCGATCTGGCGTTCAAGTATGCCCATGGCCTTAGCCGTGGCCATGTAAATATCAGCGCCGCTTCGAAAAACATCCAGCACTGACTCGGCTCGGGCGTCGTTCGTCAGCCACGGCAGAACGCGGCCCTCTATGGCGGCCCAGTCCGACACCACGAATTTATGTCCTGGGGCAGGTATCAGGGCAGGGCGCAGCAGCTTAGACAGTGTTTCCATGACGTTAGGAATTATGTAATGGACCTGCATAAACTGCTTTATGTCTTCGGTTTCTGCGGCCTTCCAGCAGTCCCGGCGCATGTTGTGAAGTTGCAGCCCTCGGGATGCGAACCGCTGGGTCTGACTGGCGCCTGCGAACACAAACGCACCGCGCACCCGGTCGTCATCCTCGGCCATATCCAGCATACGCTGGAACTTCGACACACTGGATTTGCTGCCTTGATCGACCAGCTCCAGCACGTCAGCCGTTAACTGGTCCAATAAAAAGCCGTCTGTGGTGCGCGCATCCAGCAAGGCCGTGCGCACGTCTTTGTCGAGCGATTGTTTTTGTACGTCGCCCTTTTTGACGGTCATAAGGGCGATAACGTCGGGGTTGTTGTCACACTCTGCCAGCAGCCAGCCGCGAATGCGCACAGCCTGGGTGTGCTTAGTGATAGCACCACCGGTGAGCTGATTCAGCTTTCCGGCGATTTCGCCGCGTTCGGAGTCGGCGTAGGTCACGGCCAGCCGCGCCAGTTCGGTATCGACCTTGGCGCCGCGTTCGTTAATGTCACAGGTTATCAGCCAGTCCTGATGTTCTGTGACACTCATTAAGCGGGTCAGGGCCATGACCTTGCGCGCCAGCCGTGAATCTTGCAGGCAGTAGGCGCCCATTTCCTGCAGCAGCTTTGGGGCTTCGCTAAACTCGCCAGTTACAGGGTCGGGAATCGACATCGCCTTGATAAGCTGCTTACCGCGTGGGTCTTTGCGTTTGTTGATCCCCAGGGCGCGGGCGGCGTTTTCCAAACCGGACGGTATCGCGTTCACACGGCACTGCGCCGCCAGGCAGTACCATTTCTTGTGTTCTATTCCCGGCGCTTCGTAATCAGGCGCCGCGATAAATTCCCAAATGGCTTTATCAAACTCGGCGTTCACGGCCGCCACAATGTCGGCGTGTTCTATGGCCACCGCCAACGTGGCCGGAAATAGCTCAGTCGCCGGATACCATAGCCACTCGTTGCCTATTTCAGAGTCGATTGCTGACATACACAGAATATCTGTGCTGGGGTCCGCCGCGTATTTGTACGCGCCGGTTTTGGTCAGATCAGCTCGGGAGCGAGTTTCAAAGTCCACGATGACGGTGCGCATGTCAGTGCTTCACGGCGTTTTTTGAGGCTTTGTAGCCGGCCATTTGTTCACGGCTGCATTCGACTATTTCGGTGTTGAGGCCTACGCCTGTTGTGCGCTTTATTACGTCTTTTGCGTCGGTCAGTATGGCGTCCAGCGTCATTTCTACGGCTTTGTGAATTTTCTCCCGGTCCATAGTTTTGATGTTTTCTTCGCCGGTGCTGACGCTGTTCATCGACATCGCCAGATACACCTCAGTGGATGCTTCCGCCAGCTCATAGGCAATGGTGCGCACCACATCAAACGCTTCCTCGTCGCTGTTGGTGCTGTTGGTTGAAAAGTTGTGAACCATATCAGAAACAAAATTGTTGATCTTCTTTGACGCCTGTTTACACGCAGTCTTGCTGTTCTCGGTGTGGTACTTCATGGTAGTCTCACTATCTAAGGGGGTAAAAAACCCCTGCATAGGGCAGGGGCGTTGGTCTTACGCTTTACGCTGGCGACGACGTTGCCGTGCTGGCGCTTCTTCTGGCTCGGGCTCGGGAGTAGCTTCCGGCTCTGGCTTGTCTTCCGGCTTGTCTTCCGGCTTGTCTTCCGGCTTGTCTTCCGGCAAGGCGTCCAACGCCAGCCAGCCGACTACCTTTAGTTCTGGGGTGAAAATCTTGCCATACTTCTTGTGCTTGTAGCTGTCCGTACACAGTTCCACGATAGGGACCACACCGGACTCACCGGATTGAATGCGGGCCGTGATCGCGCTGACAATGACCTTGAACGCCTTGGTTCCGCCTTTGCTGGTGGTGGCATACAGCACTTCCACGCCTTTGTCTTCACCGTCCATGCACTTTAATTGCATACCGGTCTGAGGCTTCCACGCGGCCCCCACATCGGGCAGTTGGTTACGCAGAACAATGTCATCGGACAGGATAGAACACATTTCCTCGCCCATCTTGCCACCACCGTCATCAGCCCAGGCACAGAACCCGGTTGACATGGTGGACGGGTTAACGGCCCAGCGCGAGTTGTCTTCAACTTCGGTTTCTTCGGAGCCGTACAGCCAGTTCCCAGCCTTGTCCATCTTCAGGTACAGGCCTTCTTCTTGCGCCATTTCAGCGCGCTGTTGGGCCTTTTGAAAACCAGCCAACAAGCTCTTGGGATCAATCGGTAATTGTGACATTTTTTGCACGTCCTTTTGTATGGATAGTCGTTTGATAGTCGTTTGATAGTCGTTGGGTGCCTGTTGTCACTCTGGTAGCCGCTGTAAGGCGGCGCGCAGTGCATCTCTTGGCAATACTGCCTCTCGCTTGTCACCGGCCGGGGCCATTGTGACGCCTGATGACACACTCACAATGTAATCGGTTATCATAGTGTCGTCAATCTTTTTTGCTTTTAAAACTTTCTCCATTTGCGCGGGTGATTTTAGCGTCTGAGCGTAAATGTCAGCCACCTTGAATTTGCGGTTCTTTCTAAGCATATCCTGCACTTCGGTGCTGTTGGTCCATACTCGGGTCGGGCGCTTGTTGACCAGTTTAAACCCTTCCACAGCGGCGCCTTTTTGGAGTTGGCTAAGCGCCATTTCACGCACGGCGGCTATCCACTTTTCTATGCTGGCCAGCATGGGCATGTAGGTGTCGATTGTTTCAATCGCTATGGCCGGCAGCTTGGCCGCCAGTTGCGCCTCGCCGGTCTTGATCGGGCAAATCACCTCGGCAGGGCAGAACCGGCAGTGATCGCCGGCCTCGAACTTTGGGCTGTCGCCTTCGGCTTCCGCCACCGCTTTGGCCACTATGTCCTCGAACGTGTCCAGCATACTGATGTCGGTGGCCCATGTAGCCGCTTGGTAGTCATCATCTTCGCCATCATCTTCGTCTTCACCCCCAGGCACTGCAGGCTGGATAATCGCCAGCACTATGTTTTCGGCCTTGGCAAACCAGTTCGACGTTAGCGGGTCAGCGTCTGCGCAAAGGGCATAAAATAAGAGCTGCTTATTGAACGCCACATCGACCGGCATGTAGCCGAATTTATAATCAGCCACAATGATGGTCTTGCCGTCGCGGGACCGGGCCAACACGTCAATCGAGCCCCCGGCCAGGTCAGGAATGATCTGAACGAACGGCTCTAGTTTTATGTCCTTGTCTGGCACGTCGTAGGTATACATTAACTCCCTAATCGCGGCATAAGCAGGCCATAGACGTTCGTCTATCATTTCAGCGGTGATTTCAACCGAATTGAAAAACAACCCTTTGCAAAAGGTGGGGTTACGGTCAAATCGCCCCATTATCCATTCCATAGCGTCATGCAAGGCGGTTCCTTCCTCGGCGGCGTCTGAGGCGCGGCCTTCTTGCCTCGGCATTTGTTTGGCCAGGCTGGCCCAGCCAGGGCAAGCGATTGTGCGGGCGATGGTTGAACCGCCGTAGGTGAGGTGTTTAATTGGCATTTTCATTTCCTTTTGCGGTTAATAGGGGTAATATATAGTACGACTATACACCAACAAAGCGAGAACGCAATGAAAAACGAAAGCCAACTTCAAAATTATCTGCGCCTTCAAGCGATCAAAAACGGCATGACGTTCGACAAGGTGGAAAGCCGGTCACGCAAGGGCTTCCCGGATTGCCTGATCGTGTTTCAGGGCGTGGTGACCTTTATCGAAGTGAAATCGCCCTCCGGCGCCGGCAAGCTGTCGGGCTTACAACAACGGGTGCTAACAGACTTGCACGAGCATGGCGCTCGCGTGTGGGTGGTTGACTCAGGAACGGGCGTGAAGACCGTCATAGAGGCTATAAAACTGCAGGCGATCATTCAGCGGGAGTTCAACAATGCTGAGGCTTAATAATCTCACGCATGACCAAGTGCAATCCGTCGAACGATTGTTTGAAACCGATCATACGCTGCTGGTCGCGGCCATGGGCGCCGGCAAAACCATAGTGGCGCTGACGGCTGCGGCTGAATTGCTGGCTGAGGGGGTGTTAAAACGCATTCTGGTAGTAGCACCGGTTAAGGTGTGCAAAAACGTATGGGCTACCGAATGCGCAAAATGGAGTCATCTATCCGGAGTCTGGGTCGCTGACGCCTCGGGATCAAGCATGGCCAAGCGAGTGGCCGCCATAGAGTCGGACGCGCCCATTGTGTGCATTAATTTCGAGAACCTGCCCTGGCTGTTCAAAACGTACAAGCTAAAAGAGGGTTTTGACGGCCTGATCGTAGACGAGCTGACGAAGCTAAAAAACACAGGGGGTATGCAGTTCAAGGCGATCAGGCCGCGACTAAAAGATTTTATCTGGCGCGTCGGTATGACCGGTACACCGGTTTCCGAGGACTGGACTGGTTTATTCGGTCAAATGCTGATTGTGGACAGCGGCCAGCGGCTTGGCACCCGGAAAGATGGTTTTTTGCGTAAATACTTCTATCCTACGGATTACAATGAGTATAGTTGGGAGCTTTACGACTGGGGTGCGGCTAAAATAGCGGCGGCGATCAATGATGTTGTTTACACCATGCCTGACTACCGGCACCAGTTGCCGCAGATCACTGACGAACGGGTGTACCTGCCATTGCCTCCTGCCTTGCGGGGGCAGTATGACGATCTGCGCAAGAGCTTGGCGCTGGAAGTGCCCGGCGGCGGGGTTATCACTGCCGATACTGAGGCAATCTTATCCAACAAGCTGATGCAATGCGTCAGCGGTTTCCTGTACGGCCCTCGGACGCTGGAAGGTAAACGGGGGGCGGCTGAGTATATGAGCAGTTACAAGATCGACGCTATGTGTGCAGAGATCGACGGCATCTTGAACCGTGGCGGGTCGGTGGTGGTGTGCTACTGGTTCGCGGCCGACCTTGCGCGCTTGCTCGAACGCTACCCAGGGTCCGAACTGAACGATCGAAACATTGCCGGCTGGAACGTCAAAAAACAACGGGTGTTGTTGCTGCATCCAAAGTCGGCCGGCCACGGCCTGAACTTGTACGCTGGTGGGTCGAACGTGCTGTGGCTCGGGCCTATATGGTCACGCGACGCCAGGATGCAAGCAATCGCCCGGGTGTGGCGGCGCGGCCAGACTGAGAAGGTGACAGTAAAGACGTTCATGGGTGCGGACACGATAGATCAAGTGGTTTGGGACAGAGCGGAAGGGAAAGAAGACCATGAGGTGTTGTTTAAACAACACCTCATGGGGTAATACAAGATCACTGGCGGCGTCGTTCGTCGGCAAGTACAGCACTTGTCCCGAATGGGGGGACCACACCTGCCATGTCATTTCGCCAACTCGCAAGCGAGGAAGATATTGCCAGCTCTTGCTGCCGGTGTTACGTGCGCCACCGCCGGCCGGGCTGATGCCCCATAGTGGCACTAATAATTTAGCCTTGCAACAACAAATAACCGAAAAGAAATACCACCGGCATGACCACAATTATGGTGTACCCAAGGATCACAACCACCGCCACGGCGGCGCACAACTCTATAAATTCTCGCATCTTGTACGCTCCTATATCGTTGGGGGGTCCAGCATTACCGCAATTCGATCAGCTATGGACCTGCTTCGCAATTCCAAAGAGTCGGCCAGCATTACCAAGTGTGGGGGTTCGTTGTTGTCGGTCGTGTGTGCGGCGTACTCTCGCAGGTCCAGCGCCAGATCTTCTAGTCGCTGTTTGGTCTTGAGCAATAATTTAACGGTTTGTAGGCTCATAATTTTTATCCTTTCACGTGTCTGCGGATGTTGTTTAAGTGCGCCCGGGTGACCTTGTGCGCAATCATAGGCGATCGACTGTCTATACCTCGATCAATGCGTCCCCTGACCGCTACGGCCTGTGCTGATCGAACGTCAGTAACGTCAGCGCCCCCATCGGTCATATCGGTCATAGCGTTTTTCATAGGGTAAAGGATTAGCGAGCCGAAACCCTGAGTTTTTGTTTCAACAGAGTAAAAAATATGGATAACCGGAATCATTATTTTTTGCTCCTGTTCAGACGATTTGCGAAATCTTGCATGAATACCCCGTTTTTGCATGGCCTGTGCTGCTCTGTGCCGGGTTTTACGGCTTTAGCCATACCACGGGCAGCCTCGCGCTCGATCCAGTCCTGATAGGCTACCAGAGCGAACAACGCGGCAACAAAAAAAGCTACGGCCAGTACGTCAGCAAGTGCGTGCATAATTTATACTCAGGTTAAAAGGTTAAGGGGCGTTTAAACGCCCTCATAAGGTCTACGCCATAAGGTGCGGCGCCTGATGGTTCATGTCATCCGTCACCTTGGCCAGCGCTTTTTCTGGGGTGTCAGCCCCGTTGTCGGTAAGGCCGTTAAAATACATATCATAACCGGCTGGCTTTTGATTGCGTACTGAACCATAGCCGCCCTTAGTAAAGTGTGTAACCGCTGGGTTAAATTCTAGCGCGCGAAAACCAAGGCGGCGGGCGAACGCGGGGTGCGCCAGTCCGAAAGCCACTGAACTGGGGTCCCAATGCGCGCCCGCGTGCTTGAGCACTGTACAACACAAATATATGAGGTCGTCACGCGATACCTGGTGCATGGCCGTCAGCTCTACGCTGTACCCCCGCAGTTCCAGCGCATCGACCATGGCCAGAATGGCGCGCCCCCTGTGCATCATAACGCTGGCTTTCACGCTTGAACTGGCAACGATACAGACACCGACACGAACCACCGGGCGTATATGGTCCGGTTCATCTTCCATACGTAGGAAGCATTCAGGCCCGTTGCCGTTGAGGTATTCATCGACATCAATAGCGCCGCCTACGACGTCGTTCACGATAACCGGGACTATTTCCCGGGCCATGGTCTGTGCAGCTTCCGTAATGTCTACTGACTGCAGATCGGCGGCGCCATTCGGCCAGTAACCGCCACATCTGGCCATATTCATGGCTTTATTGAACCCGGTGTCAAGATCCCAGCTGTGCGCCTCCCGGTTGCTTAGCGACGAATCACCAAACGGGAACGGCTGGCCGATAGTTTTGGCCAGGTGTGCGTGCAGTGCAGTGATAGAGTCAAAATGCTCAGTTTCGTATTTCATTATAGCGGCCTATGGTAGCGTTTAAACGTATTTATAGGTTGATGCGCAGTTGTGCGATTTGGTCAGCGGTGAGCGTAGCGGTGAGCAGTTCAGGAACCATGCTATCGATCGCCAGGCCTTTTGCCAGGCCACGGGCGCCAAACATTGAGGCGCGGGGTGATACAATAGCCGTGGATTTCATGCCGGCTAATTGCGTGCGCACCGATTGCACGACGGTTATCCATCGCTGCAGCAAGTTTATGTCCGTGCCCCCGTTGGCGGAAAATTCGGCTTTCGCCAGGCGGTATTCTAACGGTTCGTCGTAGGTTATTTCGATTTGAACAAAACGGTCCAAACTGGCGCCATCCAGCGGATTACGGCCGATGTATTGACGCGTCGCGCCTGTGCCCACGGTATTACCGCCACCGATGACCACGAAATCAGCATGGCGCTGTATCATGCCGTCCGGGAACGTGAAGCTGCCGTTAGCGAGCAGCTGGTTAAAGCAGATTAAAGCTTTCGCGCTGCAGGCGTCCAGTTCATCCAGTAAGAACACACCGCCGTTTTCGTAACAGGTGCGCAGGGGCGACGGGGTGTACTGGCCGTGCGCGTCGCGAAATCCTAGCAGCTCATAGCTGGCCATAACGGCGCCGGATGAATAGAACGGAAGATCCAGCGCTTCGGCCGCTTGTTCCGCTAAAGTAGTCTTGCCGCTGCCAGCGGGGCCAACGAGATACACGTTCGAGCGGGTGCTCAACCAGGTAACAACGCGCTCAAGCGCTGGGTGTGCGCCCTCTATGCGTATCGGTTCATTGTCGTTAGTGCTCACGGCCAGCGATTTGGTGGCGTGCTGTTCAATCAGTTCGATGATACGCGCTTCATCCAGCGCCGGCGCCGCCGGTTGTTGTTCGATAATCATAGCGGCGATTTTTTCGGCCAGTGCGGCGGCGGTGGAGGCTGGTGTGGTCATAACGTGATCTTCCGGTGTGGTGACGGTGGTAGTGGTAGTGGTAGTGGGTGCTGGTGCTGGTGCTGGTGCTGGTGCTGGTGTGCCGTCGCGTAATCTGGTGCCAGTCTGGGCAGCGTAGGCCACTGAAATTTCAACGTCAGACAGCCGGCGCGTTTTGATGCCTGCTTTCAACAGGGCAGCGCGTGCAATGCTTTTCTCTTCCGGGGTTAATATCATGTTTAAACGCCTTCGGTTTGTAGTGTGCCAGAGTCGCACGCTAAGCAGTCGGTGTACGCCATGGAATCTATATGGCGTTGAGTAGTACGAAACGAAAAATCACAACCGCTGCAGGCCACTTTCAGCATTCTAGTGCCTTGCTTTTTCTTGCCAGACAATGACGCGTCTAATTTAGCGTGCGGGATAGTGCCCAGAATGCTCACGTAATAATCGAGCCTCTCAGCCAGGCCAGTGCTGGCAACGGTGGAGGTCAACCTCCCATCTAAACCAACGGCGCGCGCGACGCGTGCAAAATGGTGCTGGTGACCGCTCACGCAGTTGTCAGCGTAGTGAACTAGCTCATGAGTGAGCGCGGCCAGAATTTCCACGGAATCACTAACAGTGGGTGAAACAAAAATCTCGTTTACACCGTCAGCGCTTGCCTCATGTTTCCAGCATTGGGCAAGCACTTTGCTGGGTTTACCCGACGGGAATCCAATGCTGATTCGGAATTCAGTAGTGGGCAACGTGCAGTGGGGGGCGATAATGTCATCTAAGATGAACTGGGCGGCCTCGGTAAGCCACGTTTCGCGCTCTAGGTCAGATACGGCGTAGGGTGTGGTCATAATTCAGTACTCGTTAGTAGCGGGGGGGATTCCCCGCAGATAGGCCATTATAGTCGCACTATCTAACCCAGGGCGCAAGCACTAATCGGCTTTTATGCCGCGCGGTGGGGGGAGTAGCGGCGACGGGGAAAAGACACTCTATAAAAAGCAGTGTCTTTTTTTTGTGCCCTTACTCTCCCAACGGATACAGCCTAAAAGACACTGAAAGACACTATTTACAGATAAAGTTTTATAGAGTTAATAATATATAAATAGTAGGACTAGTAAACAGGGCGGCCAGAATTTTCCTAGACGTTGCCAGAAATAGTGTCTTTTAGTGACTTCTGACCTGCAGCCCTTGGTAGAGTAAGGGCACAAAAAAAAGACACTAAACCACCCAGTGGCCAATAGTGTCCTTTTTTGACACTATTTCACGCCCGAAATCACTGTTTAAGGTGCCGTCACGCCTCCCCGCCACCGTCACGCCTGCACTGCACTTTTTCTGCATACCTAAAATAGTGTCTTTTTACCTGGTATAAAGGAAGGGTGTAAACTACGCCACCTACACTATCCCATACTACTAGGTGTAAACATCATGTATTACCTAGGCTAGGTGGTGCCAGGCCGAAGGCCGAAGGGGTGCCGGCATCGTTCGTTTGCCCACTGTTTAAACGTCATGTTTATATGTATGTTGTTCAGTTACTATAAGTAACACGGCGTTTACTTAATCGTTTACTTCATCGTTGTTTAAACAAGCCGTTTAAATAAGACAAGCGCCCTACATATAACTGCGTAGTTTCTTATTTGTTTAAGTCGCTTGGGTGAGAAAAAGGCCCCGCCGGAAAATTTAAAACCGCCGATCTTTTTTTGGTTGGAACCCATTTGCATAAAATGTCAAAATTTGGTTTTAGTCCTACTATCAGGTATTGCACCCAGTATAAACGCACTATATAATCGTGCGTATGGACCTAGACAAAATGCCGCTCGACATTGCCGAAATTCCCGAGGTGGAGGACAACCCCTATCACCCCATGAACGATCGGTATTACGCAGACATGCGCCACGCTGAAAACCGCGTCATGGCTGCGCAACGCCAAATGAAGCCCAAACACGTCCAAATTGTCAAAATGCACTTTGCCGGCTGGACCAACGTAAAAATTGCCGAGCAAGTGGGAAACACCGATGTCACTGTCAGCCGGGTGATACACACCCCGGCAGGCCAGAAGCTACTGCAGCTGCTACGATACATTCAATCAGCAGCGGACGGCCCAAGCGCCGCGCACAGAAAAGCCATCCTGTATCGGATCATCACCGACAACGAAGCAAAGCAGCCCAAGGTGGCCATCACGGCCATTGCAGAAATAAACAAAATGGACATGAACGATCACCTGGTCAAATCAGGCACGGCGCCAGGGCAAGTGACCATAATCATTAATGAAAACACGTTTCCACGGACCGCGCTGGACAACTAGTGGGCGCCACCAACGGCAGAGAAAACGCTATGAAAAAGCACATTGGCACTAAAATTGTACTTTTGGCGGCTATGACTCGATTGCACTACAACGCGTATCGCGGCTGGACATTGCCAGACAATGAAAACGGTAACGATATGGGCTATCTGGTCGAGTACACCGACGGCGGAGAGCGTAACGACCAACGCCACGATGGATACATAAGCTGGTCGCCAAAAGCGCAGGCCGATAACGCGTATCGAGAAACAGAGGGTATGCCTTTCGGCTTGGCCGTCGAAGCGATGAAAAAAGGGCACAGAATTGCACGTACTGGCTGGAACGGTAAAAATATGTACGTTTTGCTGATGGACGGCTACCCCCTCGGCGTGCCGGCAAACGCAGAAACAGCAGTAAAACACCGGGTACCCCCAGAAACACTCATTAAAATAGCCCCTTACATGGTCATAATGACTGCGCAAGGTACGGTAAGCACCTGGGCGCCGAGCGGAAACGATACGCTGGCCGACGACTGGGCAATAGTTTAAACGGCATATAGGAAATATCATGACCCAAGACTCGTTTACTATTTTTGCTTTTTTGGTTGTCTTTTCCGTCGCGTTTCTGCTTTTTGGTGCCGTATGGAAAGTGGCGTTACTGCGGCGTATTAGCCACCGAAAAAAATTAACAGAGGCTATGCACAGGTGCCAAAAAATGGAGTCTCTCGCACTTAAAGAATATGAAAGAAACCAGCGCCGCGAAGCTATCGCAAGGCGCACACACGGGCTGAAAAAACAATGACAGGCCAACTCGCCGCATCAGGTCATTTTGAGCTGGATTACACGCCCCGCAAGCCGTTTATTGCGTTTCACCAGCGCACTAAACGGTGGACGTGCATTGTGGCGCACCGGCGGGCCGGCAAGACAGTGGCATGTGTAAACGAGTTGGTCGTACGGGCTTTGTACTCCACCAAAAAGAACCCCCGGTACGGCTATGTAGCGCCGTTCAGGCAGCAAGCCAAAAACATTGCCTGGGTGTATCTCAAAGAAGCCGTGCAAGGTATCGCTGTTGAGATTCGAGAAAGCGATCTGTCTGTTCGCCTGCCCAACGGCGCTACCATCACGCTTTACGGCTCTGACAACCCTGACGCGCTCCGTGGCCTTTATTTTGATGGCCTTATTGTGGATGAGTTTGGTGATTGCCGACCTTCTCTATGGGCCGAGGTGCTACTGCCGACGCTGGCCGACCGAAAGGGCTGGGCGGTGTTTATCGGCACCCCGAAAGGCCGAAACCAGTTTTATCAGTTCTACGAATTGTCAAAAAGGTCAGACGACTGGTTTTCGCTAAGCCTGGACGCCGAAACAAGTCAGCTCATAGACGCCGACGAACTGGCGCAGTTGAAAGATCAAATGTCAGACTCGCAGTACGAGCAAGAAATGATGTGCAGCTTTACCGCGGCCTTGTTGGGTACCTATTATGCGACGCTGATAAGCCGCATCGAAGCGCAAGGCCATGTAAACGACGACGTACGGTACGACCCCGAGTTTCCGGTCAGTGTCAGTGCGGACATTGGTTTTTCTGACTCTACGGTGCTCTGGTTCTTTCAAGAGCGACCTGACGGCCTGGCCATTATTGATTGCGAAGAAAGCCACGGCAATGCCTTGGATTATTACTTTGAGCTGCTGGATCAAAAGCCGTACAGGTACGACGTAATCTGGCTACCTCACGACGCCAAAGCAAAATCACTGCAGACGGGTAAATCGACCATAGAACAGTTCATGGCGCATTTTAAGTCCACCGACATCAGGCTTCAGCTTGTTCCGAACCTAAAGGTGCAGCACGGCATAGATGCCGTCCGGTTGATACTGCCATACTGCTATTTCAACCGAGAAAACTGCGAAATGGGCATCGAAGCACTGCGGACATACCGCAGAAAATACGATGAGATAAACAAGGTTTACCACGACACGCCTCACCATACGTGGGAGAGTGACTTTGCAGACAGCTTTCGGTATCTGGCATTATGTGCCAACAAAAAGCGACTAAAAGCACCGGACCCCATTATAGGTGCGGCATCGGAGCAATACCCGGGGTATAATTTGGCCGACTTGTTTGCCAGCCGAGAAAAAAAGACTGGCGCCAGCATCAGACGTATGAGGATTTAATATGTATGGCACAAAACCATCAAATACTATGGCTCAGGCACTTCGCGCGCCTTCTGACGCAGGCGGCGGTAAACGTCCTGTTTTTACACCCCCTGCTGGGCCTTCGCCAGTGCCTCGGTTTGGAGGGTCGCCGCAGGCAATGGGTGGTATGTCACCTACACCGGCGCCATCTCAGCCAGCACCACCTGAGCAAACCGGGCGCGCTCTCCCATCTTTCTTTGGGTACCAACCAGAACCAGAAGGCTTGTTTTCATCCTCAAGCCAGCCGCAGGGGCAAAACCCTGACCTGATTATGCGCGCGCCAGAACTGCAAAAAAGCACGCCGGCGGCCATGGAGTTCGACAGAAAAGCCGAAGAAAAAGAAGCGGCCGCCGCCCTCGCCGCTCGACTGCAAGCCCCCATAGACCGCAGAAACAAGATGCGGCTCGAGGCTAATAGCAGGGGAGGCGGATAGACAGAACATGGAGGCGCTGGACGCCGTGGTCGTGGAGGGCGCGCAGGCGGACCCGGCGGCGGCAGCGACCCAGGCAATAGTTATTAACTTTTTCGCTAAAAAACACGCAGGATTCGACTAAAATGGCTGAAAACAAGGCAGAAAACGGCTCTATCGAGTCCCGCGATGAGTATGAAGAGACTCCAGCAGATCAGTGGAAGTATTACGCTGAAGAGCTTAAAGCGTCTATCAAGCTGCTGTCCAAATGGCACAAACAAGCGGATAAAATAGTTCGTAAATTTGTTGGCAAAGACCCCCAGGGAGAAAACAGCAATAACACAGCGTTTAAACTCAACATGTTCAACTCCAACGTCACCACGTTGCAGTCCATGCTGTACGGGAACACGCCGAAGATTGATGTCAGCCGCAAGTTTACCGATCAAAACGACGACATAGCCCGGGTGGCCAGTGACATACTAAATCGCATGTTGAACTTGGACGTGCAGCAAAATGGCGAAGAAGTGGACGCCATACTGCAGTCGTCACTCAGCGACCGGTTAATTGCCGGACTCGGTGCGGCCCGAGTGCGGTATGAAGTAGAAACGCAGACAGCAGAAGACGGCACAGAAGAAATGCTAAGCGAAAGCGCGCCCATTGAGTATTACCATTGGGGTGATGTGTTGTGGGGGTGGGGGCGAAACTGGTCAGAACTGCCGTGGATAGCCTTTCGGTCATATCTGACAAAAGACGAAGTTTCTGCTCGTTTTGGTGAAGAATACGGCGAAAAAGTTGATTTAAAGCAGCAAAAATCCAATTCTAGCGAGGATTCTGCCGAAGAAACGGACATGGAAGGGCTATGGAAAAAAGCCGAAATTTGGGAAATTTGGGATAAGAAGGAGAAAAAAGTAGTCTGGATAAACTTGGGCTGCGATAAAGTTCTGGATAGCCAGGAAGACCCCCTCGGGCTTGAAAACTTTTTCCCTGCACCGCCGTTTTTCATGGCCAACCCAACCACCAACATTTACATGCCAACCCCCGACTATTCGTTGGCGCAAGATTTGTACAATGAGATCGACAAGCTGCAAGAGCGCATATCCGTCATCACCGAAGCGGTAAAAGTAGTAGGGGTGTATGATTCAAGCTCAGAAGCCATAAAGAACATGCTAAATTCGGGCCAAGACAATCAGTTGATACCGGTAGAAAACTGGGCGCTGTTTGGTGAGAAGAACGGCCTTAAAGGTCAGATCGACTGGATGCCGCTGGCAGACATTGTAAACGCCCTCGACAAGCTCAGAGAAATGCGATCTGACGCCATAGGACTGCTACAGCAAATTACCGGCATGTCAGACATTATGCGCGGTGAACTCGACTCGCAGTATGAAGGCGTAGGCCAGTCAGAAATGAAGGCCAAGTTTGGTTCAGTGCGGGTGCAAGCCTTGCAGGACCGGTTTGCCAAGTTCGCTACGGACCTGTTTCAGATCAAGGCTGAAATCATATCTAAGCATTTTTCACCGCAGACGATCGCAAAAAAGTCCAATATGCAGTTTTCGCCAGACGTGGATAAAGTGCCGCCGGCCATACAGCTCATAAAAGATCCTAATGCAGCACAGATGAGGGTATCCATACGCCCCGAATCCGTGGCCATGGTTGATTACGCACAGCTGAAGAACGAGCGCACAGGGTACCTTACCGCGCTGGCCACGTTTATGCAGTCGGCGGCTCCGCTGATCGAGCAAGACCCTGCAGTAAAACCGTTTTTGCTGCAAATGTTGCAATGGGGGCTGTCTGGATTTAAAGGCGCAAGTGAAATAGAAGGTGTTTTGGACAAAGCCATTGAAGCCTCACAGCAAGAGGCCAAAAAGCAACAAGGGCAAACCAAACCTGATCCTGAAATGCAAAAAGCCCAGGCTGTCATGCAACAGGAAGAGGTTAAACAGCAGGGCGAAATGCAGAAAATTCAGGCTAAAGCGCAGTCTGACATGCAAATCCGCCAGCAAGATTATAATTTGGATGTGCAGTTTGCCCGCGAGCAACACAACATGAAAATGTCAGAAGTAGCGGCGGATATGCAGCGATCTATTGCGGAAACCCGCACCAAGTTGCAGGCCGATTTAATGTTGGAGCAGGCGCAAGCAGCAGCCAACATGGATCAGACCGACGCCACCATGCGCGGCGAAATGCAAAAAGACGTGGTAGAAGCGCAGTTAAACGCGGCGTCTGACGCAGGAAAAACAGCCAATAAAATCAACGAAATTCAAGCCAACGCTATGGCCAAAATTGAAGAGGGGCGGGTTAAGATCGAGGGTGAACGCGAAATGAAGACCCTAGACGCCCAAGCCCCAAATAAAGGGGACGATGCAAATGAGTAACATTACCAGCGACGACTACAGAGAAAAGTACGTCAAGATATTTGGTAACCACACTCGCCCGCAAACAGGCAGCTGGATACGCCACCCAGATACCGGTGAAATGGTACCCAAGTCTGAATACACACCCACTTTGCGCGGTTCGTCCTGTCCGAGCATACTGAAAGGCATTAAAGAATTTGTAAGCCCGGTGGATGGCAGCACTATAAGTGATCGCGGCCAGCTTCGCCGACACAATGAAAAACACGGTGTTGCCAACCCAGGGGAGTACGGTGCCAACGATGGCGCCAAGTATTTTGAGCGCAAAGCTGGAGAGCGGCAAATAGCACTGGCGGGCGACAGCCCAAAAGCAAAACGAGAACGCGTGGACACAATTAAACAGGCCATGCACCAGCACGGCATGTAAACGGCAGAGGCAGATGCAATGAGCAAATCAATGAGAGATCAGTTGTCCGAAGCGATGGAAACAATGGGCGACGAAGGCGATGAAACGCGTCAAGAAATAGTAACAGACGAAGACGATGCGCAAATTGGCGACCCGGCTCCTGGCACTGAAGGCAGCGAAGGGGACAACGAAGGTACGGGCGACGAAAAACCGGCGGAAAACGAAACCGCAGACAAAAAGGAAGCTGCCGAGGCAAAGGATAAACCTACCTCTGCCGAGGATGAGTCTGATGCCAAGGCAGCTTCCAACCTTACAGACAAAAACCAGAGCCTAAAAGCGCCTGCAGGGTGGGCACCAAAAGAGCGAGAGCTATGGTCTAAAGTGCCGCGGGAACTGCAAGAGCGTATTTCTGCCCGTGAACGTGAAATGTCAGACAGCATGGCCAACACCAAAGAGTCAAAACAGGTCAGCGACTACGTGAGCAAAATGGGTGAGCATTTTGCGCCTATGATGAAAGGCTCCGGTTTTCAGCATCCTCTTGATGCTGCCGGCGCGGCCATGGGGTCTATGAACGTGCTGCACAGTGGCACACAGCAAGAAAAAGCAAAAGAGCTAGCACGTATAATCAACCAGTTTGGTGTGGACATCGAAGAGCTGGACAGTGCTCTGGTGGGTGGCAGCGGAAGCGGCCAAGGCCAGAACCAAGGGCAAGAAGACCCCCAGCAAGCGGCATTCAAGAAAATGCTTGATGAGCGCATGGGGCCAATAAACGAGTTGATGACCAATGCGCAAAACATAAAAGATCAGCAGTCGCAGCAAAGCAGCAGCAAAGCTCAAAACGCGGTTGTGGAGTTTAGCAAAAACGCAGAGTTTTTAAACGACGTGCGCGAAGACATGGCGGACATTATTGAATTGGCCGACAAACGCGGAGTCGAGTTAACGCTACAGCAAGCCTACGATCGAGCCTGTGCGGGGAACCCTGATATTTCTTCCGTCATTGAGCAACGGAAAAGCCAGAACAATTTATCCGCCAAGCGCGCTGCTGCTGCCAGTATTTCCGGGCGTAAAAGCGGAGGAGGGGGCAAAGGCACAGGCATGACTTTGCGACAGCAGTTAGCGGCGGCGATAGACGAAGCCAACGAATAGTTGTACCCGTGTAAACAGTGAGCTATTATGGTAGCTATTAATATTTGACTTTTCGACTGAGCGCCCCAGCCACGGTAGCAGGCCAAAAGACGTTGAACGGTCAATAACGCGCAAAGTTCCCAAGTTTGGTGACTGGTGTAAACATCCTTTATTGACTTGATGGAGAAATATTATGGCTTTTGCCAACACTTCCATCAGCGATATTATGGCTACGACCATTGCCAGTCGTACCAAGCAGATCGCTGATAACGTAACGAACAACAACGCTCTTCTGGACCGTTTAAAGAAAAACGGCAAGATCAAAACCTTTAGTGGCGGCACCAAAATTCTGCAAGAATTGTCTTTTGCAGAAAACAGCAACGCTGGTTGGTACTCTGGGTACGATCTGTTGCCGGTCGGTGTGTCTGACGTATTGAGCGCAGCAGAGTACGACATTAAGCAAGCCGCCGTTCCGGTGGTCATCTCCGGTCTTGAGCAGCTGCAAAACTCTGGCCGAGAGCGCATGATCGACCTTATGGAATCACGTTTGGAAGTGGCCGAAGCGACCATGACCAACTTGATTTGTGCGGGTCTGTATTCTGACGGCACAGCAGCCGGCGGCAAGCAGATCGACGGCTTGGATGCTGCACTGCCTGTCGATCCTACGGCGGCACCCTACGGCGGTATTGACGGCGGCACGTTCTCGTTTTGGCGTAACGGCGTATCCGATCAGACTGCGGCAAACGGCCTGGACTCCACTAAAATACAAGGTTTCTGGAACTTGTTGTGGGCCTCATTGGTTCGCGGCATGGATCGGCCAGACCTGATTATGGCGGATACTTCGGTATGGAACGCCTACATGGGTTCGCTGCAGGCGCAGCAACGCTTTACAAACACTCAATCCGCCGACGCTGGTTTTGCAACCCTGAAGTTTATGGATTCCGACGTTGTGCTTGATGGCGGCATTAACAACGGCAGTAACGGCGGCGCGCCGGCCGGTACGGCGTTCTTTTTGAACACCAAGTACCTATGCTACCGCCCTCACGCGGACCGTAACATGGTGCCTCTGTCACCTAATCGCCGCTATGCCACTAACCAGGACGCTGAAGTTCAGATCATGGCCTGGGCGGGCAATCTGACTGTATCAGGCCGCCAATTCCAAGGCCGATACGACGCCAACGGCTAACGATAAATAATCCCGGCGGCGTGATCGCCGGGGTTGTCGTCTGACAGGAGACAAAAAATGTCTAACCCAAGTTACTACCTTAACGGCACGCTGGTCAGTGCCCGAGGCTCGCAGGTACCCGCCGCCAGCTTTGCCAATGGCGCGAACGCAGCAGCATCATGTGCTCCCGGTATCGGCATTGGTGAAGGCGTAACCGCTGTGGCGGGGACACTCGATCAGTTTACGCTGTTGGATCAGGCCGGCGCTGGGCGCACACCTCAAGATAGCCAACACATTGGCATCGCAGGCACTCCCATTAAAATCGGGGCAAACAACGCCAACGGCAACGGTACCGTGACCTCTCAGGGCAACGCCACGTTGGCCAGTTTGGCGGCAGGCTGGACAGCAGAATAACTTTTTAAGCCAAGCGTCGGCAGCGGCGCTTGCACTACTTTTCAAAATAATGAGGCTGTTTACACAATGATATTAGTTGATGACTCAACCTCAGAAATAACAAACATGTCGGGCGGTCGCCCATACAAAGACAGCGCTCTGGCCATCGACAGCGCAAGCGCGATAACACATACCCACAGCGGCCTAAAGTACGCAGCAAACCAGCGTATAGCCGCGTCGTTAACCGGTGCGATAGATCACATATCAGGAGGGCTGCCGTTTACATCAGATGGACGCCTCTGCGTGGGTGGGGCCACGTCTTTTGATTACGTGTCCGGCTCTATTCCGTTTACATCAACCGGGCGGATTGCGATAGATTTTTCAAGCGTGTTGCCGACGCTCATAAATCAACTTTTTGGCGCAGGCGAAGAGGGGGCATTTTACGTCCCCATGCCAATAGTTCTTGGCGTGCAGGCACTCTTTCAGGACGCGGCAGGCACTGTGCCTGTAACGTCTGACGGCGACCCAGCCGGCGCAATGATTGACCAGTCCGGAAACGAGCACACCGCTGTACAGACCACCTCGGCAGCAAGACCCACGTACAACACACTACCCGACCGGTTATCACTGGACAAAGTAGACGACGCGCTGATTATCACAGTGCCTACGGGCGGTTGGAATGGAACTATGGTGCTTGCTACGGATGATGGTACTGCGAGCTATGGCATTAGTATACCTGCCGGGGCGTATGAGCTGGGCGGAGAATACTTCCCCGGTGGTGCTATTGTTGGAGCGTTGTTCCGCGACGATGCATTGACTGCAAGCGAAAAATCAGACGCAGAGAGTTACTTTGTGGGTAATGGTGCTGGAGTTGATTACAGTGAGGTTACTAGTTTTAGTGAGTATTGGAGAGATCGTTCAGAAATTATTGAATTTCCATTAATTGATACATCTAGTGGTACTAGTTTTAGTTTAGCATGGTATTATTGTACTTCATTAACTAGTTTTCCATTAATTGATACATCTAGTGGTACTGATTTTTATGCTGCATGGTACAAGTGTAATTCATTAACTGAATTTCCATTAATTGATACATCTAGTGGTACTAATTTTAGTGCTGCATGGCGTGATTGTAATTCATTAACTAGTTTTCCATTAATTGATACATCTAGTGGTACTAGTTTTGATCGAGCATGGTATAGTTGTAATTCATTAACTAGTTTTCCATTAATTGATACATCTAGTGGTACTAGTTTTAGCGTAGCATGGTTAAGTTGTACTTCATTAACTAGTTTTCCATTAATTGATACATCTAGTGGTACTGATTTTAGCGTAGCATGGTACAATTGTAATTCATTAACTAGTTTTCCATTAATTGATACATCTAGTGGTACTAATTTTAGTTCAGCATGGCGTAATTGCACTTCATTAACTAGTTTTCCACTAATTGATACTTCAAGCGGTACTAATTTTATCAGCACTTGGAATCGATGTTCATCGCTTACAAGTTTCCCCGCCAACGCTTTCGACAACGTAAAGGCCGGAGCTTTTGAAGCAGCATTTAATGAAACAGCATTAGACGAAGCCAGCATAGACGGAATATTAGTCTCTTTAGTAACTTCCGGCATCACAACAGGCACAAGAAAATTCGACCAATCCGGCGGATCAGCCCCATCATCAACCGGCGAGGCAGCTATCGACACCCTACGCTCACGCGGCTGGACAGTCACAGTAACCGGAGGCTATTAGTATGAGCACGGAATACACGCAGAGAGTTACAATTGCCGCCCCAGCAGCCCACATCCCCGACGCCAACCAACTAGCCCTATGCCTCGGCGAATCCAGCGCAGACAATCACACGTTCACCGCTGCATCGTATCAAGACGCCGATGGCAACCTGTACTCGGTAGCCTCGACAGTCGCAAATCCAGTTTTCGCGCAAATAGCAGGCCAGCAACTAAAAGCCCCAGCACACGCGCCTAACGTCGATTTAAACGCAGCCACCAAGGCCCAGGCGCTATTGCAGATCAACCGTGGCAAAGCTACACCCGAGGTCATTGCAGTGATACTGGGCGACAGGCTAGAGTCAGCACAGGATCACATCGCAGCACTGGGCCTGACACGGGTACCTTCACTTATAGAATAAGTGGTAAGATAACTTTTTACTTCACTAAAACGGCAGAAAAAACATGGTACAAACAGCAGACTTCGATCACACACAATTTGCTCAAGGCCGCGAAGCCGAAGCCGATGCCGCCTTAATGGTTAAATTTTTCATGCGGGAAAAAGAAGACACCGCCGCGTCACAGGAAGCAGGACGACCAATCTATAAAGACCGGGAATACGTTGAAATTCGCGTACCTGGTAAACGCGACCCTTTGGTGTGCCGCCCGGCGACCGCCATCGACAAAACTCGGTTCCCACGCCACTACGATATGTTTAAACGTAGAGTAGAAGCCCCGACAGAAGGCACGCCCTTGGCGGAATGGCCCCAGATTTCCCGCAGTATGGCCGAAGAGCTGTCTTTCTTGCAGGTAAAAACAGTCGAACAGTTTGTGCAAATGTCTGACGGTGACGCTGCAAATATTCGCGGCGGCCTGGGGCTGAAAGAAAAAGCCAAAGACTTTTTGAAGTACGCAGACAAAAACAAACTGATTACCGAGAAGCAAGCGCTTGAAACACGCTTGGCGGATCAAGAGTCAGAAATGGTTGAAATGCGGAAGATGATGCAGGAAATGCGTGGCGGAAAAACCAGCGATGCGCCCGCAGACATCGATACCGCAGCCGTAGCACCTGAACCCCGCGTTCGCAAAACGCGCCGGCCAGCCCCTACTGAGGAATAATTAAATGGCGATTACGACGCTTGCCTCTGCAAACGATATTCTCAACCGAGTAGCGGCAGAGATAGGCGTTACGCCAGTGGCGGACCCCTACGCCAGTCAAAACCCCTCGTTTGTAAAGATGCAGTATTTGCTTAACATTGCCGGTGAAGAGCTGGTAGAGGCGCACCCTTGGGAGCAGCTGCTAAAAGAGCACCGTATTGTCACGGTAGACGGCGACACTGGGGCTTATGCGCTACCCAACGACTTCGCGTACATGATTAATCAAACGGGGTGGGAGCGGTCGCAGCGCGTGCCTCTGGGTGGGCCTTTAACATCCAGCGATTGGGCGTACCTCAAGGGCCGTGATTTTTCAGCTAATCCTTTGTACGTGGCGTTCAGGTTTATTGAAGGTAAATTTTCGGTGTACCCTTCGCCTCCGGCCATAGGGCTGGATATAAACTTTGAGTACATGTCGAATAAATGGGTGCGATCAGCCACGGCCGACCCTGATTTCACTTACGCAAATGCGGTAACTGCCGGCGATGAAATTCCACTGTTTAACCGGACGCTGATAAGCCGGTATCTCAAAATGAAAATGCTTGAAGCGTCTGGTTTTGACAGCACAAAAGCGCAAGATGATTTTAACCAGACGTTTACATTTTTGACCGGCACCGAGAAAGGCGCGCCCATATTGAACGCGGGAAACAGAAACAGTTTCCCTTATTTGGGTATGGGTAATATTCCAGACAGCGGCTTCGGGAGGTAAACAGTGGCCATTCACATACTGCCGCGAGGGGCGCTAACTCGGCCTAAACGGCAAACAGCAAAAACAGCGCGCATCCCAGCGCCCTACAAGGGCGTCGACTCTCGTACGCCGTTCGCTGCAGGCGCAAAAGACGTGTGTATTTACAGCTACAACTTGGTCCCTGGCGACGGGGGTATGGCGCTTCGTAAAGGCTACAGTCAGCACCAGGTTGCGCTTGATGACGGGGCAGGGATAAGTGTAAACACCATAATACCTTTTGATGGAACCGCTGCAGACGGCTCTGAAGACCGTCTATTCGCAGCCAGTAACGAGGGTATTTGGGACTGCAGTGTAAAAGGTGCCACCCCTGTTTTAAAAACGACGTTTTCAACACAAACCGCCGAAGCCGGGTACGGTGTATTTATCACGTACATAACGGACAGCGGGACAAAAGTAATGATGTTTGCGGACAGCTTAAATGGCTTGTTCACTTACACCGTATCGTCGGATTCGTGGGCGCAGACAACCGGCATCACCGGGGCCACCGAGGCCAATATTAATTTTATCACCGTCCACAAACAGCGAATTTGGCTGATAGAGCGCGACTCTCCAGACGCTTGGTACCTGGGTATTGGGGCTATATCTGGTGCGGCCACTCAATTCTTTTTCGGCTCCAAGTTAAAAAACGGCGGCGCTTTGCGAGGTCTGTTCAGCTGGACAGTCGATGGGGGGTTAGGAGTAGACGACTTTCTAGTTGGTGTTAGTGGCGCCGGCGATGTGGTTGTCTATAAAGGTGATGATCCTGGCTCCGCAGCTACTTGGGCCATACGAGGCGTTTATTACATCGGCACGCTGCCCAAAGGTCCAAACTTTGCCACCGAGCAAGGTGGGGAGTTGTATCTGCTGTCCACGTTCGGTGTTATAAGCATGTCAGATTTGCTGAACGGCGTCGCAGTGGCCAGTTCGCAGCAAGATAACACCACTGCTCGAATTGCCGGTGAGCTTCGCCAACGACTTAGCAAAGAAGGGTCGAGTTCGGGCTGGGCTATTCGCAGCATACCCAGTGAAGGCGGGATTTTGATAAGCACTCCGGGGTCCGCCGTGCAGCGCCCTATCCAGTATTACTACAATTTGACAATCGGCGGTTGGGGGTTCTGGCGGGATGTCGATATTCGCAGTTTTAACACCTGGAAAAGCACGGTAGTTTTTGGTGACGGGCTTTTGCGTGTTTTGTTTATGAACCGGGATATTGATGACGTTCCTCTGTCGCCCACGCCAGGCACAATAAACGGAGCGCCGATTGAGTTTTCTTTGCTGACCAGTTTTTCTAGCCTTGACGATCCGGCTACCTTTAAACGAGTCAAGTTTCTTCGCCCAGACGTTATCAGCGTTCAAGAGCCTGTTTTTGCCACAGCTGCACGGTACGATTACGCGCTGGTTGAAGGTACGATTCCTATTTCTTCTCCCTCGTTTAGAGATTCTCTATGGGATGCGGACACCTGGAACGTCGCTGTTTGGGGTAGTTCTAACTTTGCCAAAGGTTTTGACACGGTGTATGGCGCCACAGGTATAGGCCGCACAGTGGCCATTGCGTACCGGGGAGAAGCCTACAAACCGTTTACACTTATCGGATGGGATGTAATTTACGACACTGGCGGGCCAATGCTGTGAAGGTGGTTTTTCGGGCGTTTCACGGCCCTACAGATTGGGCTTGGATACGACTCCACATAGGCGCGTTGCAGGTTGAAGATACCAGCGGCATAATTGCGGTGTCTGCGGACACTGGCGAGATAGTCGGCGCTTGCGTCATGGATAATTGGACGTTTAATTCGGTTCAAGCGCATTTTGCAATTACGTCACCGATGGTTTTACGTCACGGTTTCCTGCAAGAGTGTGTAAACTACGTGTTCAATGTTGCGGACAAGCAAGCCATTTACGGTTTTATCCCTGCGAGCAACAAAAAAGCGATCAAGCTAAATACACACATGGGGTTCACTGAAGTATTCAGGATTCCAGAAGGGTTCGGCAAAGGCGTGGATTACGTTGCAATGCAGATGCTCAAGGAAAATTGCAAGGTACTTCCCGAAACAGCATAGGAGAAATAGCGTGGGTAAAAGCAGCGATGGGCCGGATGTTGTCGGAGCGGCCAAGCAAGAGGGCATCGAAAACCGCGAAACTGCCCGCGATACAAACTACGCCAACCGGCCGGACCAATACAACCCGTTTGGTAGTCTTACGTGGGGTACATATTCCGACATAGACCCCGCAACAGGAGAAAAGGTGACCCGGTGGCGGCAACAGCAAAACTTGTCTGATCCGATGGAAGGGCTGCTAACGGACCAGATCAGTAACGCTCAAAAGCAGTCGTACCTGCAAAGCGGTGCGATGAACAGAGCCGGCGAGTCTATGAAAGACGGCGCAGACTTCGATCAGTTTGGCCAGGGTAGCAATTTAGAGTTTGATCCAACCCAGCTTCGCCAACGGTCTGAAGATGCCGCTTACGGTCGTGAAACGTCGCGCCTGGACCCTCAATTCTCGCAGCGGGAAGACGACATGGAAGTGAAACTCCGCAATCAAGGTCTGCGGCCCGGTGACGAGGCATACGATCGCGCGGCAGGTAACTTTGATAGGTCGCGTAATGACGCCTATGAACAGGCCCGAATGGGTGCAGTGGGCACTGGCCGCGCAGAATCCGCCCAGGCGTACAATCAGCAACTTGGCTCTACAGAGTTTTCAAACGCTCTACGGGATAAGAAGATTCAAGAATACCTGTCCAAACGCAGTTTCGATCTGAACGAAGCGGACGCGTTAAACCCGACAGGCAATGTTAAAGATTTGATGTCACCGTTTGGAGGTGAGGCATAATGGCCAGATATGCGAGCTTTAAACAGGCGGCGGTCCCCGGCACGCCCGACTATGTAAACGCAGAGATTTCACGCTCTCGTATTGCAAATCAGGCCAGTCAGGAAAAAGAACGGCTCCAGCGCCAGATGCTTGCAGACGGCGCAACGGCTTACGACAAGTTTACCGGCGAAAACACGCCTATTGCGGACTACACCTCGTCACTTGTAAACAGTCTGCGGGGGAGCCCTTCGCAAAGCGGTACCGAGCAGGTTGCCATGGACACGCCAGGCGCGGACCCTACCGGCGGACGTGGGTTAGAAATGAAAGCGGCTGATCCTATGATGGGCGACATGGACGCCATGATGAGTGCGCCAGACATTGAGCCTACAGGCGGTATGCTTGACGGTTTGCGGGCGTCAGGGGAAGGCATGGACGCTGCCAGCGTGGCCGACGCGGCCATGATGCCCGGGGCTGAACAAGTGGCCATGAACACGCCAGGCGCTATGGCAGGGGCCGACGCAGCTATGGCAGGCGCAGACAGTGCTGTTGATGCCGCAAGCGCCATAGAAGGCGTAAGCGCAGGCGGCCTTATGTCAGCTTTACGAGGTGCGGATCAAATAGCCAAAGGCGACGTTGCTGGCGCAGCCTCTACCGGGGTACAAGCGTACTTGGCCACACTTGGCCCGGCGGGAATTGCCGCAGGGATTCTGATGGGGCTTGTATCTTAGAGGGGTGAGTAATGGAATTTGACGCTAACAGGCTGGCGCAGGCGTTGCGGGGTGAACGGACAGCTAAAGCTGAACTGTCTACTCAGCAGGCGCAAATGCAGCGCGGGCAAGACCTTGTTGATAACACGCCCAGCGGTGGGCGAAACATTTTTTCAGCCTTGAGCGGGAACATGGACCGCCAGCGCGGCCGTGAGCTAATATCCAGCACTCGACCACGTTTAAAGCGCGCCACAGAACAGTATGCAAACGCGGCGGGCGCGGGGAAAATGTACGATGCCAGGCAGCAAGCTGAGCAAAAACAATACGACAGAGAACGGGACACTACCTCTGATGCACTAAAAGCAGAGCAACAAGAGTACGACCGTGGGCAAACCGCCGGCGCTTTGGGGCGCACAATGGCAGAAATGAGGGCCAAACGCGGCGTGGAAGGCGGCGACAAACAGGGTAGACCTGTCGATTTTGTTAACCGCAACGACCCAACCGACATAATCACTGCGTTTGAAACGAAAAACCAAGGATATCAGACCGCTGAAGGTACGCCGCTGACAGATGAATATAAGCTGTACGAAGAACCTGCCTCGGAAGGTAGCGGCGGTGGGAGAAGGTCACCGTTGGCGAGAGCGCAAACTGAAGCGCTAAAACAGTACAAAATTCGCGGTAACGCAGACCGTATTGCTGGTGTAGCCAAAGATTTTACCCCTGCAGAAGTCAAAACACTGGAAGACCTTAGAGGACGACTGGGTAAATCTCTGGCAAAAGCAGTCACTCCCTTGGCGTTTACAGCCATACTTGAGGGTGAATTTGACTCCTACACCCCTCGCATTCGGACGTTTCTTAACCAGGTCCGTTCGGGCAGCGCGGAAGTGCGTAACCAACTGTTTGGTTCGGCGCTCACAGCAACAGAAACAGAATCCAGTAATGGATTCCTGGCCGGCGCAGATGGTTTGAAGTTGAGCGATATAATGCGGCGCATAAACCAGATAGACAAAACATCGGCAGACACTCTTAACAGCCTGGACGCTTCGGGTGGAGAAGCAGGGTACTCTTTTGCAGATTATAACCCTTGGGAAAACCTGAGCGGGTACAACACACAGCAACTAGAATTGCGGCAGTCCCAAGCAGGGCCGCAACAACAGGCCGCGCTCGAATGGCTGAAAAACAACTCCGACAGTCCTGACGCGCCAGGCGTCATTAAACGCCTGCAAGATGAGGAGCTTTACTGATGGCTTTTGACCCTAAAGCGTTTGCCGCCGGTCAACCCGCGGCTGAGCAGCCTGTTCAAAAGCTGCAGGCCGCTCCTGCTCCGCAACAAAACACCGGTGGCTTTAACGCCAAAGCCTTTGCCGCGGGAGCTGCTACACCCCGCGCTTCTGCACCGGCGCCACAACCGGTACCGCAACCGCAACCGGTTGTGGCGCCTGCAGGGCCGCAATACAGAAACCTGGGCCGCGCGCAGAATTTGGCCCCTACGCCGCCAGGCGCTAAGCCATACGACCCGAACGCCCCTACAATCGGGGATCGTATCGGCGATGTTATAGGCGGTTTAAACACCGGCATACTGGATATTGTCGACTTTCCGGTGAACATTTATAACGCCGGTGTGGGTTTGGCTGGGGGTAGCGATAAATTCAAGGTAGAGCCTTTCATGTCGGCTTTGCGGCCTTTTGTGGCTGGGCGTCCTGAGTCGATACAAAAAGCAGACACCCCGGTTCAAGATTTCTTACGGACTGGCGCTGAGTGGGGGGTGGGTGCGCTTGCTCCGCAACGTATGGTGAGCCGGCTGCCTGACATTCTGGCTGGCGTGGGTGCAGCATCAGGCGAAGCAGTGGGCAACAGCACTGATTTGGTAGATGCCGGGACAGCGGAAATGGTCGGCGGGCTTACCGGTGCGCTATCGCCTTTGGTCGGAAAAGGACTGGGCAGCATTGGCAAAAATTCAGACATGGACGGCGTGCTGGCTTTTTTGAGAGGTAACCTTGGGGACGAGGGGATGACCGCAGCCAGGGACAGCGCAGAAGGTGCTCTGGCAAGGGGAGAGGGTGGATCGCTGTCTGACGTGGCAATAAATCCGAAGCTATCCGCTTTCGAGCAAAACATGCGGGGGTTCCCTGAAATCCGTGAGTCGCTGGACGGCGCGTACGCAGACAGGGCAGCGCAAACAAGGGCTAGATTTGACGAACTAGCACCAACGTCCGATGTAAACGCAACGGATATAACTGGCCGGCGGCTGACCCGGGCAAAAGCACAAGCAAACCGGCTGCGCGACACCCGGACGGCCGCGGCGCAGGGTACCAATGAGGCCGCCATCGCGCAAAGTCGCGCGGCACAGCAAGGCGCTGAAGCTGAAACAGTGGCCGCACGACAATCCACCACTGACGCCGATGCAGCCATAGGCGGCACAGGGCGAACAGACTTGTCCAGCGCAGAATTGGCTGCTCGGTATGACGACCTCGAAGAGTACACTCGCCGTACAGACGTGCAGCCTGCCTGGAAACCGGTAAACGAAGCTGCACCGATAAGCACTACGACCATGAAGCAAGAAATTTCTGACTTGGTAGAAAAGCTGCCGGCCGCGCAGAGAGCTGATTTAAACACCAAATTTAAAGGCGTCATGCGCAACATAAACAACATGGACGGTATCGCGGAACCCCGCGAAATTCAGTACATGCTGTCGGCCGTTAAACAGGTGAACCGCGAAGCCAAAAGGTCAGGCGACTTTGGTACCTTGAACCTGGACTTGTCGAACATATCAAAGATTATGGACGACGCGCTCCGGGCCGACGTTACCATCGGCAAAGATTTTGAAAACGCCATTACCGCTACGGTTAACCAGAAGCGTCAGTTAGGTGGCAATGCGGTGGCTAAAGCACGTCGATCCGACCCCGAAACCTTTTCTTCCATCTTGAATTTTAAAGGGGACAAAGGTGCGGCCACCATGAACCGTATTTTTGACTCGGAAAGCCCGCTCATTACAGATGGGGCCGAGGCGTTTTTACGTGATACGTTTCGCAAAGGGGGGGTAAAAGCAAAAACATTGCGAGAATACGCCCCCGCGCTTGAGCGTTTTCCAGCCCTAAAATCACAGGTAGAAAAAGCGGTAGCTACTAAACAGACGCTAAAGCAGGTAGAAGGCTCGACAAAAGCCACGATAAAAGGCGAGGGTAAATCGCAAACAAAAGCCGATTCTGCACTAACAAAAAGCGTGTCTGCGGCGAAAGCGGCGGCAAAAAATACAAAAAGCAAAATTACCGGTCTTGCACTTTCAAAATACAATAATAGTCCGAATAAATTTGTCGATAAAGCGCTGAACGCAAAAGACGACTCAGGTGACCTGGGTAAGTTATACTCACGACTGAAGCGTGACGGCGGTGCAGAGGCGTTTAAATCCGAAGCGTTGAAGCGGTTAAAAAATGAAGTTCTGAACGCCGACGCCCTGAAAGCTACGGCAAATACGAACAAAATGACGCTTCAGAACAAGATTGATCGACTGGTCGATAATGGAGTGATAGGCACAAAAGACGTGAAAGAGATTTCTGATATAATCGCTACGCAGGAAGGCCGCCGCCTTCGCAGGTCCGGCGGGCGCATTAACCCGGCAGATGCGGTATCTGAAACCGTCGATGATGCTGTAAGTACCCTTCTTACATTGCCTCTTTTGTCGGCACTACCGTCAGGCCATCAACTTATGGCAGCGGGAATGTTTAAACGGACGTTTAGAAAACTCATGCGTCAATCCAGAGCGGACCCTGAACGAGTCAGGAAGCTGGGGGAGGTACTGACGGACCCTAAAGCGTTTGTTAACGCAATGGACGGTAAAATAACGTCCTCGTCTAACCCTGCAGAAATGCAGGCACTTTTTGAGGCTACGATGCAGAGAATAGCGGTGTCTGCAGACGGCGAAAACGACAGATAGAGGGTTTAAACATGGCACGCGACGCAGCAGGCAACTACAGCCTTCCTACAGGTAACCCGGTGGTGGCAGATACGTCTATCACCGTAGACTGGGCAAACCCCACTTTAGCGGACATATCTGCAGCCATACAAGATAGCCTTTCGCGGTCTGGAAAAGGCGCCATGCTCGCCCCACTTAAAGGGATTACAGGAGTAAAATCGGCACCAAGTTTTACTTTTAATGGTGAGCCGCAGTCAGGGCTATACCGCGCAGCCGCCGGTGACCTTCGTATAGCCGTAGCCGGCGTGGACGTACTGCGTGTTTTTAACGGTCAAGTGCAGGTGTGGGATACAGTCGCTTCGGTGTTTTTCAACTTGGTTAATGCTGCCGTCGTCGGGGGTGTAGTCGAAACAAAAACTCTGGTTACCAATCAGACCGTCGTTGCGTTTACAAAAAACATAGCAGGTGCCGCGCTCTACCTTAATGGTGGAAGTAACGACCGGGGCCGACTGTTTCTAGGTACCGACTACACTTACGACGCTGTAGAAAACGAAATAACTTTGGCCGTGTCGTGCACCAATGGCACTTTGCTGGCAGCAGTTGTAAACGACGAGACTGACGTACAGGCTGCAGCTACTGCCGCCAGGGATAGCGCTACTGCTTCTGCTGCCAGTGACACCGCCGCTGGCAACAGCGCTACTGCTGCCGGTAACAGTGAGACTGCTTCTGCCGGCAGTGCTACTGCTGCCGGTAACAGTGAAACTGCCGCCGCAAATAGCGCGCAAAGCATAGAGGATAGCGCACAAGCCATAAGCAACAACACAGCTGCCATAGCAACCAAGGCAAACCAAGCTACAACCTACACCGAGACGGAAGTTGACGGGCTGCTTGACGCCAAAGCCGACCAAGCCACGACCTACACAGAGACGGAAGTTGACAATCTTCTTGACGCTAAAGCTGATCAAGCCACAACCTACACCGAGACGGAAGTTGACAGCCTTCTTAATGCCAAGGCAAATCTATCAGGAGCTACGTTTGCGGGGAACATATCCGCCACCAACCTGAGCGGAACGAATACCGGCGATCAGACTTTAAGAGAAATTGGCGTTGGGCAGACTTGGCAAGATGTAAAATATAGTCGGCTATTTGGTACAAACTACACAAATTCAACCGGAAAACCTATATCCGTTTCAGTATTCAGCGTCGGCAACGCAAGCACGATAGGCCTAAAGTTGATTGTGGACGGGGTGAGCGTCGTGGAGAATTTTGTAAGCGGAAACAGCACTAGCGAGAGTAACGTTATAGTTTCAGCAATTGTGCCAAATGGAGCGGTATACAAAGTTAATCCAATAAATTCTGTTTATATTGATGTATGGGCTGAACTTAGATAAGGATAAATATGAAAAATTACACTGATCCAGATACAAAAGAGATTTACGCTTACGAGTCCGACGGCTCACAAGACGAATTCATCAAAGAAAACTTGGTTGCCATCAGTGATGAGGACTTGGCTATTCTGAGAGCGCCAACGCCTGAGCAATTGGTCGCACAGCTATCAGCCGCCCGCAAAGCGGAAG